GCATCACAGCGTCGATGAGAACATTCATAACAGCACCGAGACCAGCCGTAGCCTTCTCCACGATGTCCATCACCTTCTTGTTCTCCATTAACTTGGCCACAAGGCCACCCAGCAACGTGACCAGCACACCGATGCCAGTAGCCACGATGGCGCCTTTGAGTGCTTTGAATCCAGCGGAACCAAGGTCGAGCCCTTTCTTCAGGCCGCCGAATCCCTTCTTGCCTTGCTTTCCTACGTCGGCCGCTTCGTCGGCGGTCTCTTTGAGGTTGTCGTTGAGCTCCTCCACTTCGGAGTTGACCTCACCTACGTCCTTGGCCACCTCCTTTATCCCAGTGGCCTTCAGTTTGACTTCAGCTTGCTTTGCCATCGTTGATGCGTGCTTTGATACCCATTAAAACTTTGCGTAGGAATCCCGACCAACCTGTGTACTCGTAGAAGCCATAGAAGCGTATGGTGTCGCGCGTGAAGGGTCCGTTGGTTAGCGTGCCCAGCCGAATGATGTTTGGAACAGCCAAACCCATATTGGCGACGTATCGTGTCACCCCTGCTCGGTCGTAAGTGTGAACTGGTTTTCGCATAAGATGAATTCGTTGTTTTCGAGTGTGAGCCCGTTTTGTTTCAGTATCCCGCTCGTCACGTTGATATATGTGACATCGACTTCTATCACCCACCCGATGTGCATATCCTCCAAACCCTGCACCAGCACCTCGTACTGGCTCTCAAATGTCCGTCTCTCGGCGTTGCGGCTGGAGCCCATAGATATGACTGGGGTGCCGAGGCCTGTGTCCTTCTCCGTTTGTCGGTTTGTGTTGGCGACCACGCTGGTGGTTCCGCCGAAGTTGCGTATGACGACAGATTGCTCCACGAACACCGAGTCGCCAAAGGATGCTCCCGACGACACGTTGGCGGCGTACACGCACCCCACACAATTCAAATGGAACTCGGCCAGCGTGTTGTCCGGTACCACGAGCTGGCTGGAGCTGTCGCCTTTGGGACCTGCGACGATTAGGGCCGTGTTGTTTGTCGTTTCGGCCATCAACTGGTAGCGTTGCGTCGAGCCGCCAATCCCCGTTCCCTTGTGCCGTCCATACAAAGCCTTTCCCATTGGTGGGCGAGGTAGGCTTGTGCCACGTGCCGACTCCTCCATCAAATCCTTGGTCAAGGGTTGCAGAGTCGTGTTCTGAATCATATGGTTGTTTCCATACAAGGAGAAGGGTGTCACACCACCATCACCACCATTGCCGTCGTCGTCTTCATCCCCGGGATTAACAGGTGGGTCAGGGTCGCCCGGACCAGTGTCTCCACCATTGAACTGCCACCAACACTGACCATCGGAGAATGTGTACCCCGCCGCCTCGCAACACTGCTGGGTCGGGTTTGCCGCGTCGCCATTGGCATCCACCCAGTTGGATGTGCCGTTGGTGCCAAGCGAGGACAAGGTGAGCTCGCATTCGTTTTCGGGATACAGGAACACGACCTCATCCTCCAAGAGCTTCTGCAAGCGCACCTTCGTAGAGGCATTTTCCGCCGTGTATCCGCTCACTTCGATGACGCGATAGTAAACACCACTGATGAATACCCTATCGTCGAAGGAGAGCTCGTTTATGTCCCGCACGTCGAGGTTGACGTTGCAGTCCACCACACGTGCATTGGGAGAGTACACGCTGTTGAGGTACTCGGACCAATACTTCTTAACGAATCCCTCACCTACGTTCTGTCCAATCCATATCGAGGCCTGTGCTTGGATGCTGGTCACGTTCCATTGCAAGGTGAGCGCGTTTTGTAGGACTGGGGTGAACTGGAATTGGGTCACCTGCCCATAGAAGCTCTTCTCCGTGCCCCCAATGAAAATGGTGTCGACGCCAGTCGAGCGTGTTCCGTTCCAATACATCAGCTTCGGCTTGGTTTCCACTGGCGATTGCACGCCATCTTGTGTGGACCACAGCCTCGGAAATACGATGTATGGATTGTCGGTCCCAGACCAATCAGCTTTGGGAAGTAGCGTGGCCATAATGCTACCGAAGAGCGCATCGTTCTTGGATACGCCGCTCGCAAATTGGTCCTCGCTGGTAAACGTGTACTGGCCCAAGGGCTGGCCGAACGTGTATTGGTGGAACTCGTTGGGTGCATCCTTGTCCACCCCGTCGCTGAACTGGACCTTCTTGGAACGTAGCTCGGTGGCGGGCTTAACCAAAAAGGGCTTGTCGTGGTCCACCTTGGATGTCCAGTCGAGCGTCTGCCCGCTCCCAAGGTAGTCGCTCAATGGCTCCAGCTGGATGTTGAGCGGGTCGCTGGGATTGGGGATGAGTGTGAGGTTGAAGCGTTGCACGAGGTCGCGTACAAACGACGCGCACGTGATGTCGGGTAGTGCCGCAATGGGGTCCACAGCACCTGCGCCTGTGCTGGTCGATGCGTAGGACACGAACTCGAAGTAGGTGGACGCGTTGTCCTTGAGTATGAGGTTGCCTTGATTGTAGTTGGTGTGGTACCAGTACACCCGCAAGGAATCGCCGGACTGCAATGTGAGCGGAGGCGTGTCGTACACCACAATGGTGTCGGGGTCCGTGGAGAACGCTCCAACCTGTACGGATTGGCTCCAAACCTCCACGCCGTTGTTGGTGATGAATACGTTTCCGGAGCTCACGCCACCAGCCGCTATGTTTTGGATGTGTAGGCCAACGCGGAAAACGGCCTGCAGGTCTCCGATTGCTCGGAATCCAAAAGGCACATCGTTGTTCATAAGCCCATCAGGGTCATAGAAGCCTCCGCTGGTGGTGTCGTTGAGCTGGATTGGGTTGGCCGTGTAGGAGCCGCCCGATTGGCTGGCCGCCAAGAACTGGTCAAACGACAAGCCCACCTTGGCTCCATAGAAGGGTCGGAAGGTGACGCCGCCGTTTTGTCCACCCGTGCTGAAGTACAAGTCCAACCAAGCTGTGGTGTCGAAGAAGGCACTGGTTAGGCTATACCCGAAGTGGCTCATAATTGCTCGGAACACATAGTCGATGTTGAGGATGGGAGGCATCCGCTCCGGCTTCAGGAAGTCCGCCTCATACAATCCCGCCGACACACCTGAATCGGCATAGAAGTGACCCGTCGGTGTCGTCCCCACATCCATAAGCGGCACACGCACCACGCCAACGCCTACCCCGCCGTTGGTGATGTCGTTTGAACCCCACGAATCAGTCACGTTGGTTGCGGTGGGCGAGTAGGTAAAATCCTCCGTCAGTACGGAAGCGAGCTTGGTGTTACCCATTTGGCTAAAGAGGTCCCCAGCCCCTCCCAGCACGTTGCACTCGTAGGAATCGTCTACCAGCGATACGCTCCGAAGTTGGAGGGTTCCGGTTAGCACCTGCAAGCCGTCGGCCAGTAGTCGGCACGGAACAGCCGTATTGGTATCGAAGGACGCGTTAACGAGGTCCACCTTGTACCAGTGGCCGAAGAACGAGTTGTTGGTGTTGGTGAAGGGCAGGGTAAACGTCCCCGAGTACGGAGCCAAGCGTCGCACAAGCTCGCCGGGGTCTGCAAACCGATAGGTCAATGGGATGGAAACGCCTTCGGGTACGTCCAGCTCGTACCACGTGTCGTCGCTCTTTGCTTGGAGTTGAATCATCTCGTCTTGGTTCGGCTATATGAGTAGGTGAACGTGTAGCGAAACAGGCCATCGCTGTTCCGTGTCTTTTTGCTGAAGCTGGACTCATCAATGAGTATCCGCGTCACGTTGGTTCCTGACACCTCGTACACCTCGGTGGCGAACATCAGGGATTCCATCAGGTCGTTACGGATTTGGTCCCACCAACCCGTTCCCACGCGGACCGATTTGCGCGTGCGTACACGTGTGCGTCTGCGGCCACCAGAGGTAGACGTGTAGTCGAAGGCCGTTATGCTGTTAGCCGTCAGGTAATTGCCTCCTATCGACGAATACGTCCCTTGGTCCTCCGCACGTATGGTCTCCTCGTGTTCCAAGTTCACATCAATAGCATCGTAGCCGCCATTGGAGTTCCCGAAGAACAAGGTGTATTGGTCGTACTGGCAAGGCTCCTCCGCACGACGGAATCGGTAAATGTGCGACCGCTGGTTGGCTGGTGTCTTGGTGTTGGACGAGTAGAGGGTGATGTCGTAGTACACCCAACTGGAGGCCATAGCCGTCGCCCAATAAGCGTTGGCAGTGTTGTCGAGTATGTTAGCTGGACCACAAGCCAATAGTGACAGAGCCTCCCTTGCCGTGTTTATAGAGGCTGCCGACGGAACGTCCCCCAAGGCGGAGAGCAGTTGTGTGCTGTTATAGTTGGCCGCGCCATTTGCGTTTACCCATCGGATGTTCACGTACTGACAATTTCGACCAAAGTTCGTTGGCGAGGTGGTCCCCCAAGCAAACTGGAGGAGCCGATACGATTGCGAATTCACATAGTCCACAAAGACCTTGGTAGCCGCGTCGTGGGTGGTCGCGGTTGCGGGTAAGATGGATTCCGTTGTCTTGGGCAGGTCGCTCATAAAAGGCACGTCGAAGTTGGCTCCAGTCTGTTGTGATAAGGGATACCCGTTCACGTCCTGTGTGTCGTTATATGCCGACGTGTCGGAGTCCCCTCCAACCCAACGGATGGCCCACACCCTGTTGTTGGAATCTGCCCAAGTTAGCGTCGGCACCCCATCCTCGGTCGTAGCCTTCGAGTACCCGCAATCAATGTTGAAATAGGCCAGCGTGTCACCCCCTTGGGCGTTGAGTGCGTCTGTCGGTGTTTTTCCCAATAGGAAAACGCCGTTTCCATTCTCGGCACCCGATGTGGTTTGCTCGGTTTGAAGTTCCACATAGCTATCCAAAATCTGGCTGATGTCGAACACGGCGGCGTCGTTGTTATTGGGCTGGAGGAACAGCCTTGCGACTTCGGTGCCGGAGGAATCCTTCACGCGTAATGCGAACTGGTATTTGTATCCCGAATAGGATGGGTCGTTGAGCACGAAGATGACCTCCTGCTTGGTGCTGGTGAGTTCCGTTGCGACGGGTTGCTGGGATACGGAGAATGCCATTTTTTAGGGTGTTCGGTTATGTCAGAAAGTTGTCGATGTCTTCGGCCAGTGCATCCGCTATTGATTGCGCGTACTTGGCCTCGATGCGGTCACCGGTGTCAGATATAAAGAAGGTCGGTTTGATTCCGCGTCGGAAGATGGCCCGCTGGATAAGGAAAGCGAAGGTCTCGCGCTTCATGAACTTGCCATCCTTGTCCCTTGGCGTGACGGGTTTGACCTTTATCCAATCGAGCAAGGGCTTCCTTGGCGGCATCTTGGACTTGTACTTGAAGGGTGACTCGCTTTGCCTTGGAAACGGACTGGAGACGGACCCGCGAACCCCGAGGTCGACGAATTCCCAGTAGTCCACATCAGGTGTGATGTCCACTGCGATGCTGTCGCCATCCACTTCCACTTTGGGTGTCATCGACGACTTGAGCGCACCACTGGCGTTCACCTTTGCGCGTCTCAGCTTGGCTTGGGCGTTCCGCTTCCATAGGTTGGCCACACGGAGCATCTCCTTCTCGGTGTTGGGTAGTGGTATTCGAATCCCGTCGACATTGATGGAAAGCATCAGTCAGGGATGAGGCACATCGAATTGGTCGAGTCCATTTCGAAGGTCAGTTGGCAAGCCCATCCCACCAGCATATTGTCGAAGCGGGCAGAGAACGATTCACAGGCGACGGGCAGTTGCAAGCTCGAACGATATGGCAGTGGTTGTGAGTCGTCCGCCACGTGCTGGTGGCCCAAGGAAATGACGTCACGCATCAGCACGCTCATATTGGATAGGACTTTGGTTCGCGCATCCAAACTCACTGGCTGTTCCGTAGCGACGATGACCTCCAGCGTAAAGGACACCTCTCCCTTGTCGAG